TTCTAGTTTTTCTAATTCTTCTTTGCCTGCTGCTTTTAGATCACCGCCGTTTAACTGTCCTGAACCGCCTGGACCAGCAATAGCACCAAATTTGCTACGTGCTTCGCCTAACATCATTTTACAGTTTGCAAGTGTGTAATCTCTAATCCATTGTTTAGCTAGATAATCTTCCATTATAACATAATCAGGTCTATAATTCTGACACCTTAACATAATTACTTCACCTTCTGTAAAAGGACGTTGTAGAATTCTTAAAGTATGACTAGTTGGGATCCATTGAAATTCAATGTAGCTACCAAAAATTCTTCCTACCATTTCCTGATAACTGGCAAACATGTAATAAGTGGCGATACCTCCTAACATTGTGCTGTTTAAAAGATACGTGTTAGTATATGCTAAATTAAAAGGCTCAAAATTAGTGCCGGTTCCGCCGCCTGTTCTGGACCCTAATGTACGTCGGAACACACTTTGAACATTTACAATTTCCTCAGGAAGCTTATAGTCATTTTTATCTTTTTCTAAGGTTAAAAACACATAGCTTTCTTCTACACTGTTAGGACTTCTTTGTCTAAACTTGCTCATTGTCCTTTCCAGTGCAGTTTGATAATGTATAGGATCTAATTCTACATCGACCATGCCGTCGCCCAGCATGGTACGACAAAAATCATATATATTTTGCTTGATTTCTTCAGGATTATTTGCCATACGAATCTCCAGTAGTATTTATTCGCTAAATATTATACTATGCCGCGTTTATCATTATTTCGTCCTGAAAAGGGCAACGACTACAAATTTATAGATCGTCAGATTTCTGAAATGTTTCAAGTTGGCGGAACTGATGTTTATCTGCACAAATATTTAGGTCCAAAGAACACTAGCGAAGCTGACGCCACAGCAGATCAACCTCATTATGACGTAGTAAAAGAAACAAATATTCAAGATCTGTTGTTTCTAGAAAATCGCGATAGAAAATACAGCGAAGACATCTATAGAATTAGAGGACATTATCAAGTTCAAGACATTGATTTTAATCTAAGCCAGTTTGGTCTGTTCTTGGATAACGACATGGTTTATATGACTGTGCATATTAACAATTTTGTAAGCACTGTTGGTCGTAAGCCTTTAGCAGGAGATGTTTTTGAATTTTTACATCTAAAAGATGAATATGCGTTAAACGAATTTGATACTGCTATGCCGCGATATTTTGTTATAGAAGATGTTGGTAGAGCAGCAGAAGGATTTAGTGCTACTTGGTGGCCGCACTTATATAGATTAAAATTAAAGAAAATATCTGACAGTCAACAGTATGCAGATATTTTAAACAAACCCGCAAATCAAGATGCTAATTTTGTAGGCGATTATGATAACGCTACTACCTATCAAGTAGGACAGATTGTAAGATACGAAGGTATTTTATACACAGTAACAGCAGAAACTGTGGGCAATACTCCTCCAAATGCTAGTTATTTTTCAGTATACAGTGGAAATACCATTGAAAATATTGTCAGTAATAGAGTAAAAAATTTAGAAATTAATGATGCAATTTTATCACAAGCAGAAGCAAACACTCCAAAAAGTGGTTACGAAACTCAACAATTTTATACTCTAGCAATAGATACTAATACTGGACTACCTTTATTACGTACTGCTGATGAAACAGACATCGATGTTAGTCAAGAGACTAGTCATAGTCCAGATGCCAGCGCCATTCATGCTAGACCACAAAGACCTGGATATACTGGTTATCTATTAGGAGACGGTGTTCCTAGCAATGGTGCAGATTTTGGTCATGGTATAGCCTTTCCTACTACTGCAAGAGATGGAGACTTTTTCTTGAGAACAGATTTTTTTCCTAACAGACTGTTCAGATTTAATGGAACTAGTTGGATTAAAAAAGAAGATTCGGTGCGTCATACTTTAACTAATACTGATGCTCGTTCAACTCATAGAACTAGTTTTATTAATAACACTAATAGTGCTGTAATTAATGACGAAGTTGTTGAAGAACGTCAAAGTTTAAGTAAAGCATTAAAACCTAAGGCGGATTTTTAAATGCATATCTATAAGTTTACTCATATTGAAACAGGCAAATGTTACATTGGACAGACAGTTCAAGATCCTAACCGTCGTCGATTAGAACATATTGCAGATAGTAGATACACTACAAAAACTTATCATTTTCACAATGCTTTGCGTAAGTATGGTATCGATGCATTTACTTTTGAAGTTATTGATTCAGCAGAAACTTTGGAAGAATTAAATGTTTTAGAAGAAAAATATGTTTTATTATTTGATTCAATTAATAACGGATACAATATACGAAATCCAGGTGATAATAAAACACATAATCCTGAAAGTATTCAACGTATGAAGGAATCACAACGTAAAGCACATGCTAGAAGAAAATTATTAGGTACAGATACTTGGATTCGCAAAGATGGTGGGGCAATGAAGGGCAAAAAACAATCTGAACTTACAAAAGGAAAAATGCGTTTGGCACATTTAAAAGCAACGCACTGTAAAGGAAAAACATGGAAATTGATAAATGGAAAACGTGTTTGGTTGGAGGCTTCGGTTTAACGCCGTCGAAATGCTATTCAGTTCTTCTATGATGGTCAGATAAGACGGTACTTGTTACAAATAATAAGGCTGTTTAGTAATTTTACAGTTAAGTATAGCGATGGGACTTTAAGAAGAGTTCCAGTTTCTTATGGCGACGCCGATAGACAAGCAGCATCTGTGGTTAATCAAAACAGTGAAAACACCTTAGCCAGTGCTCCTAAAATTGCTGTTTATATCACTGATTTGGATTTAGATAGAACACGTTTAGGTGATCACAGTTTTGTTAGCAAAGTACATGTTAGAGAACGAGACGTTGAAAATGGTAATTATACAGGTTCGCAAGGATCTAACTATACTATAGAAAGATTAATGCCTACTCCGTTCATTATGAGTGTGAAGGTAGACATATGGTCCACTAGCACTGAACAAAAACTGCAATTATTAGAACAAATTTTAACTTTTTTTAATCCCAGTCTTGAAATACAAAGCACTGATAATTATTTAGATTGGACTAGTTTAACAGTAGTAGAATTAGAGGATGTGGCATTTACCAGTAGAACTGTTCCGCAAGGTACAAGTATATCAATTGACATTGCTACCATAACTTTAAAAACTCCAATCTACTTAACACCACCTGCCAAGGTTAAAAAGTTAGGAATTGTGACAAATATTATTGCCAACGTTTTTAATTCAGGACAAGATTTAGAACCAGGATACATAGAAGGATTAGGAATAGATACCAATGTAGGACAACAAAGCTTAACAGGATTCTTAGGATCTGAAAAAGTCAATGCAGGCAATTTATCAGTAGTAGTTTCTGGTAATGATATTAGACTTACTAATCCTCTTGTAGGTGCTGCTTATATTAATTGGACTGTTTTGTTAGATATGCATCCTGGAAAATATCAAGCAGGGTTAACTAAAATCTTTTTATATCAAGAAGACGGAACTGAAGTAGTTGGATATCTAACACTTAATCCTGTTATTGGAGACGATACTGTTATGACCGCTAATTGGGATGTGGATACGTACCCAACTAACGATGCCATAACTGGACCATCAAGAGCGCAAGCTAGTTGGGGAACGTTTGATGCTGTAGTAGATCCACTAAATGCTGGTCCAAATGGTTCAGGACTTTCTCCTGTGGCAGGTACTAGATATTTGATCATCGATGATATTGGGCATGTCAACAACACCGACGGTGCAGATGCATGGAAAAACTCTGACAATTCTGATTTTGTTGCATTAGCTAACGACATAATCGAATGGGACGGTAGTGAATGGCACATCGTATTTTCTGCTCAAGATAATTCAGATAACTTGATTTATCAAACAAACATCTATACACTAGTGCAATATAAGTGGAATGGAGTAAGTTGGGTAAAGAGTTTCGAAGGCGAATACCCAAGAGGCGAATGGAGACTAGAACTATAAAAGATTCGATTGAATGCTCAGGTGCATTTATTTTTGCAAGATCGACTCGCAGATTTTTGTTTTTACAAAAACGTCACGGAAAGCACAGTGATAACTGGGTGTTAGTTGGAGGTACTAACAATCAAGGAGAAACTATTTTTCAAGGGCTACAAAGAGAAATAGAAGAAGAATTAGGTCACGTTCCTAACATTCTAAAAACAATACCTTTAGAAAAATTCGTAAGTAATGATAGCCTTTTTAATTTTCATACATTTTTTTGTCTAGTAGAAAATGAATTTATTCCTATTCTAAGTATCGAACATCAAGCATGGGGATGGTTTCAATTAGACTCACCTCCTAAGCCTTTACATAAGGCATTGGATCTTAGTCTTCGTAATAAAATAATTCAGACTAAGATCCAATCAATTATAGATATCTCTGACAGCCTTTAAGCTTGCGCTTC